ATTTGCAGGGGATCCTACTGCTGCTGCTTATAGAGAGAGCGGTAGTTTGCTTATAGGGGATGTTAAAACTACTCGTGGCGAAGCTTTGCAAGCCGCACAAAAAAAGCTAGCGGCTGCAAGGGGAGAACAAGAGCAAAAAAGACGCGAATTATTCCCTACAGGCGCACCAGCTAGTTTAAAATCTACAACAACAGAAGACGACACAAAAGGTACAAAAACAGAGCAAAAACGAGCTGCAGCCGAAGCAAGGCGCGTAGCACTAAGACAAAAACTATTAAATAATGAAATAGTTAATGCAAAAGAACTTATAACACTAACTGAGGACTTGGCTCGGGCAGAACTTGACGGCAATAAAGCACAAGTAATTAAAGTTCAAGGAATTATTCAAGAGTTAGGGCAACGCAACAATATTGTAAATGCAGTAACACGCGAAGCAGACGAAGCAACCAAACAGCTTATATTGGAGAAAGGCCAATTAGAAATAGACAAGATTCGTCTTCAAACAGCAGAAAAACTAGCGCAGCTCCAGAAAACCGAAACGGTTGAAGCTACCAAAGCAGCTGCCGAAACTCAAAAGGGTGTTGACAGCGCCGTTAGGTCACTGGAGCAAAAACGTGAGTTACTAGAAGCGCAATTACGAGGAAATGCTGCGGAAGTTAATGCAAGGCAGCAAGTAGAGAATACTGTTCGTAGCATTACAGGTTTAGATGCCGTACAAAAAGAGGCGCTTAAGGAAAAGCTTTTTGCGCTCATGCAGGTTAATGATGTGCTTAAACAACAATTTGAGCAAAGCCAGCAATTAAAAGATGTTTTTGAAAGTATTTCAACTACGCTCGCATCTACAGTGGGCAGTGCTGTGGATGCTTTGACCGATGGTACTAGAAACCTCGGCGAATCCTTTAAGGAGCTTGGCGTTGATCTGCTAAGGACTATTGCAAAAATGCTGATAATGCAAGGGATCGCGCAAACTTTAGGTGCTTTAGGTGGCGGTGCATCCAACCCCCAAGGAATCTTTAGTTTCTTAGCCAGAGGCTTTGGTCAAAGGGCAGAAGGCGGCCCAGTCAGCGCCAATAAGCCGTATCTAGTCGGCGAGCGCGGTCCAGAAATTGTGGTGCCCGGACAAAGCGGAACTGTTATACCCAATGATGGTCTGGGTGGAACGGTCGTCAACGTCACCAATAACATCAGTAAGGACGGAGCTACATCAACCAACGACAGCGGTAGTGGATCAGAAGCCATGAAGCAATTAAATAAGATGATGGTTGCTGTTATTCAACGTGAGCAGCGTCCCGGCGGTGTTCTTTCCCGGAGATAAGACATGTCATTTTTTTACTACGGCCAGATGACGTTGAGCAGCCTCAGCGTTGTAGTACAAGCCACGAAAACCACGTCATTCCGGTACTTGGAAACACAGTTTGGCGACGGCTACCGAGCCAGGCGCCAAGACGGTGTGAATCCAATAATGGAAAAGTGGGCTATTAGTACCCCCGCAATGGCTACAGACAAACTTGTTGTCCTAGAGCAAGAACTAGAAGCTCTTGGTACGGACCATTTTGACTGGCAAGCGCCCGACGACGATACAGTTAAAAAGTGGGTATTAGACCCTATTGAGTGGCAGCGTAGCTATTCATCCAATGCTTTAGCATCCATTTCATTTACAATCAGCCGGTTCTACGTGTAATGGCCTACGACCGTTCTTTTGAAAACAACGCGGACTTACAAGGTTTAAGCGGCGATGCAGTCATTGATCTGTACCGCTTGGACCTATTACCGATTGACTCCAGCATTGCACCCGAAAATCGGTTCGTGTATTTCGTAAATTGGGTCGTAACAGACGGCCAACCCGTTAGCTATGCGGGGGATACGTATATTGCATTACCCTTACAGGCCGGTGGTTTTGAGATGCGTTCCGAAGGCGTACCACCCAGTCCAGCAATAACCATAGGTAATATTGGCCTTCAAATGACAGCCTTGGTCAACACCTGGGACGATTTAGTTGGTGCAAAGCTACGCCGCCGCAGGGTTTTACGCCGCTACCTAGACGACCAAACCACTGCGGATCCAAATGCACACTGGCCCGATGAGTTGTGGGTTATCCAACAAAAGGATAATGATAATAAACTAGCAGTCACATTTAAATTAAGTACCACCTTTGACCTTGACGGCGTGCGGCTTCCTGGCCGTCGTGCCCTTCGCTTTACATGCCCGTGGATTTACCGTAGTGCAGAGTGCGGTTATTCGGGTGGAGCGGTTGCAACTGCTAAGGATGTACCAACAAGCAACATTGCTAATGACCAATGCGGAAAACGTCTAAGTAGTTGCCGCTTACGCTTTGGCAATGGTGACCTACCCTATGGTGGGTTTCCAGGTCTACAGCTCTGATATGAACTGGTTGACAGAGCAACAAAAAGAACAGATAAGAAAACTAGCTGGCACAAACCCTGAAGAAGAGACCTGCGGTTTTGTGATGCCGGATGGTTCTGTCATCCAAGTACCCAACACAGCAAAGAATCCAAAAGAAGAATTCCGCATAGAAGCCAGCACGGTTGCTGAATACGCAGAAGCTGTGGGTTGCTGGCACAGCCATTTAGAAATGGAGAGGTTTAGTGTGCGCGACCAGCTAGCTATCCACGCAGATGGTCAAATGCCATGGGCCGTTTACACACTGAGCAGTAATAAGTTTTGCGAATGCGACCCGTTGTCATACGCACCTTATGAAGGCCGCCCTTATGTTTGGGGTATCTGGGATTGCTACAGCCTGATTTGCGATTGGCTGGAACGTGAACGTGATGTACGCCTCCCCGAATGGGAAAGGGGCACCTGGGGCGAATGGGACGAACCACATTTCAAGCCTTTTGATGAAGAATGGTCAACATGGTGTCGCCGTGTTGATGAGCCTAGGGTTGGCGATATTTTGCTATTTAATGTCGGGAGTCACCATGGCCATACAGACCATGTTGGAGTGGTTACCACAAACCACTATTTTTTACACCACCCAGCATCAAAACTAAGTTGTAAAAGCAGACTGGGTAGTCATTGGCTGCGGCGGGTAAACTCTATAGTACGACCTATAGAACTATGCAGCAGCTAGTCACCATAAAGCTATTAGGTGCTGCGGGGCGTAAATTCGGTCGCCAATTTAAGCTTGCGGTCCAATCCCCAGCTGAAGCTTTTCGTGCATTGTGCTACTTATTCCCTGAGCTAAGGCCCTGGGTATTAGACCAGGCGCAGCGTGGAGTTGCTTGGCGCGTTGTATCAGATGGAGATTTCAGCGACGAAAACACTCTAGAGATTGGTGTTTCGCATACGGTTGTTTTTGCACCTGTAATGGAGGGTGCGGGCGGTGGCGGTAATGTGCTTCAAATTATACTTGGCGTTGCTTTAGTGGCTGTTGCGATTTTCGTGCCAGCTGCAGCTTTTGGTTTAAGCAGCATGTTAAGTGTTGGTTTACTTGGTGGTGGACTAATTCTTAGCGGTGTTGCTGGTCTATTGACACCTACGCCAAAACTAGACAATCTTCCAGGCGCAACGGGTACACGCGGTGGAACGGAAGCATCTGAGACCAGCACTTTAGAATCAAACCTCTTCAGTCGTAATCAAGGAACAGGCGGTCAAGGGGAATCAGTTCCTTTGCTTTATGGGCAAAGGCGTGTCCAATCCCCACGAGTAATTAGTTTTAACTTAAGGAACTTACCTAGCAGTAGGAACATTTCTTATAACAGTGGTCAAGATCTAATCGGTTACATCAACGGCGTTCCTGTCTAATGATTGATCCAAAAGTTATTGACGGTGCTGGCGGCGGCGGTGGCGGCGGTGGCGGAAACCGCAAGACCGTTGTAAAGAACTCGATTATTGCGGACACATACAAGCCTGTTCGCACAGACGACGACCCAAAGCTACGTTCCACCAGCTTTGCTCAACTACAGTATTTACTGTGCGAAGGTGAAATCCAAGGGCCTGTAGGTGGCCGAACAATCAACGGCCTAGAGAAGTCGGTTTACCTAGACGACACACCAATTCGCCTAACCAATAACGCGCAAACAACACAACCCGAAGATTTAGCACTAACCCTTGGAACGCTCAATCAAAGTGCGTGCCCTGGCTTTTTCAACATCAGCGAAGTAACTAGCGTTGACACGACAGTCAACAACGGGGCTCCTGTATCGCGAACAATTACTGCTGCGGATCCCACAAGCACGTATAGCGCCCGAGTCCTACTTACTTTTGCAAGTCTTGTATACCAGAACCTAGAAAACGGGGATGTAAAACCTACAGCAGTTGACTATAGAGTCCATTACACCGACAACGCTTCCGTAGTCCGTACTGCTTTTAGCGGAACAATTAGCGGCAAGTTTAGTTCCAACTTTCAACGGGAACACGAATTTAACTTACAAGGCCCTGGTCCGTGGGCCATTACTGTTACCCGAAATACTGCTGACGACAGCTCACGAAATAACACTAAAGACTTATACCGCAGCGTATTTGCGTTCTCCACAGTAGTCAGCACGTTAAACCAAAAGCTGCGCTACCCAACAAGTTCAGTGCTTTCACTGAGTTTGCGGGCTGATGTTTATAACAGCCTTCCAGAAGTAAGCGTCGAACTACAAGGTCTAATCCTTGAAGTTCCTACAAATTATGACCCAGTAGCAAGAACATACGCAGGCACCTGGGATGGAACGTTCAAACGGGCTTATAGCAATAATCCAGCTTGGGTGTTGCGCGACATCATTATTAATGATCGTTACGGCCTAGGCAGCTACATTTCTGAGTCTGAAATTGATAAGTGGTCTCTTTATTCAATTGCCCAGTACTGCGATGGATTGGTGGATTCACCCAGCGGTGGATCGGAGCCCCGCTTTACATGTAATGTCATCCTTCAAACAGCAGAAGAAGCCTGGACCGTACTGCAGCAATTAGGCAGTATTTTCCGCAGCATTATGTACTACGGCGGGGGCAGCATTGTTGCTGTTCAGGACCGACCATTAACTCCTGTATTTACCTTTAACGAATCAAACACGATTGAAGAGTTTACGGAAGACGGGAAGGTAAGTCGCGGAAACTTTGAGTATGCAGGTGCAGCAAAACGTGC